GGACGGTTTCCTTGGCTGCGATGCGGCGGATCTCGTCGGCGAAATCCTTGAGGGTTGCCACCGCAGCAGCATGATTCAAGCTGGACGGGTCAAACGTCTCGTCCCGCTTCTCAGAGGTTTCCTCTGCCATTGTTGTATCTCCTGTAGAGGCGCTCGGCGTCGGTGCTGCGACGGGTCACGTCGGCCACCAGGCGGTCGATTCTGTTTCGTTGCGTCTCGACAGGTCCCACACCGGGCGACGTGTCGCTGATACTGATCGGAGCAGGTCCCACACCGGGCGACGTGTCCGACCAGACAACTATAGGCTCAACAGGCTCCACCTTCGGTACATCCTGAGACTGCCGAGCCTGCTGATAAGCGATATACGCTTCCCGGCTTCTCACCCCTGCCGTGGTAGCACGGTAGGCGGGGAACGTGACGGGGCCGTACTCGTAGAGGGTGACGGACTTGATGCGCCGTTCCGGGAGTCCCTTCGGGTCGACCGTCATCCGAAACGACATCCCGTCGATGGCGCCGACGGAGAGGAGCTCTTTGAGGTCTTCGTTGTAGGTGGTGCGGGCGAGGGGGGTTTCGGTCCACAGCCCGTACTGGTCGGGGCGGATCACCGCCGGCCGACCCAGCGGTTTGTTCCCGATGGAGGGGTCCATGCCGTGGTCGTACAGGACTTTGATTCGGCCGTCCATCGCCTTCAGCGTCGAATGAAAGGCGTGAGGGTGGATCGACTCCAGGAAGCGGCCTTCCCATCCGTTGATTTCGGTCCACGAATCGAACACGGCCGCATAACCAACCAGGGTGTTCCCGTCGCCGGTTTCGTCGGCCCGCAGGTTGGCCCGGTCCAAAGTGACCATGCGGAACAGGTCATCCCTCGGATGATCCTGATCCTGAACCTCGTCGGGTTCCTCAACCCGATTGTCCCGGATGATGTTGTCGGCGGTGGCTGTGAGTTCGATGGTCATATGGTACCTCTCAGTCTGCGGCTGCGAGGGCAAGGTCCGAATCTGCCAGGTCAAGATCGTCAGAAGTGGTGGGAGTGTCGGCGCCGGGACGCTGCAACTGGACGGAGTAGAGGCCGGTGTGTTCCAGCATCGACGGGTCGCTGTTCTTGACGGCCCGGATCGCTGACTCCGGTGTGAACCCGGCATCAACGTAGGTGCGGATGGTGCGGGAGTTCACACCCTGAATGTTCGCTTCGACTTCTTTGTCCTGGCGGAGTGCGGCTACGTGGCGGTCGTCGTACCAGAGTTCGGTCCCCTTGGGCGGGTCAACGATTTGGGCGAGGGCGGCGACAGCGGAGTTCCACATGGGGCGGATAGTGTGATCGGCGAACGCCCGCATCGCCATGCTGTAGTTGGAGTAGGTGGAGGCGTCCAACCCGGCTTTGAGGCCGACGATGATCGGTGGCACCCCAGCGGCGGAAGCGATACGGGCTTCCAACGACTTGACCCCGTTCACATAGTCCATCTGTTGGAAGTCGGCGCCCACCATCTGCACCTTCGCCCCCGAATCCATGACAAGGGTTTTGTAGGCGTTTTCGACGCCGGCGTAGCGGCGGTCCAACATTTCCTTGAACCGGCCCAACGAATCCGGCGCCATCTTCCCTTCGACGGTTACGACCATGTTCGGGGTGGCCGCATTGTCCAAGAACCGTTCCTGATGCCTGACCATTTTCGCATCGGTCTTCAACTCGGCGAGCACCACCTCCACCCAGGAGGCGCCGAGGAATTCCCGGTCGGGGTGGGGGAGGGGTGCCCAGTGTGCTACTTCTTCCATGCGGGCTTCGGTTGGTTGGCCGGAGCCGATGCCTTGCGGCCAATACAAGTACCCCTGCTTGTTCCCCTGATCCCCCACCACTTCCACATTGTTGGGATCCCACAGCCACACCCGGTCTGCCCGCCGGTTGCCGGGCAACTCTGGGCGGTACACGAAGGCGTTCCCACTTAGGGAGGCGTCCAGTTCCATGCGGGCGAGGAGTTCGGTGCCGGTCGCCCCCGGCCACGGCTTCTCAAGCAGGCTGATCGCTTGGTCGGTGAAGGTGGTGTTGTCGGCCCATTTCCGCCAGGCGAACCGGACCTCACTGAAGACTTTGAGGCGGGCGTTGATGACTGCGTGCAGGGTGGAGTTTTGGACGTAGGCGTTGCGGATGTTGCCGAGGACTCGTTCGGTGGGGGCGGCCCAGGTGGGGGTGATAGAGGTTATGGCCCGGTTCTCGGTTCGGGGGGTGGGGAGCAGCCGGTCAACGAGCCTCACGTCACACCTCGTCTAGGTCGAGGAATAGTCCTGCTGCTAGAAACATGATACCCGCCGTAATGACTGCTGTTGGCCAATGGAGGATGGCGACTCCGGTCACGACGAGTACGGCCCCGACGGCGACGAGGCTGGAGGCAAGTTTCATCGGATGGCGGGGATTCGGCCACGGTTCGGGATGGTAAGCGTGGTCTCACACACGGCCCTTGGCAACCATCTCGCCCACCAATGACACTTTGACCGGAGGTGTGGGCCTACCCCCGGTAGCTGGTGGTATTGACGTGCAACAAAATCGCCCGAGAAGGGGTTCAGATCGACCTGATACGTGAAGGCGGGGAGTATCCCGAGATGTTCAAGCAGGTCGTTCCAACGTACACGGGTCTGCTCGTCCAGCCTGTGCCACGCCTTGATGGTGAGCAGCGGCGTTTTCATGCGGTGCGTCCTTTCATACGTACATCACTGTAACCTCAACCGACCCCTGAGCCTTGACATCGGTGAGGGCTTGCCAACACATCACAGCCGCCACCGCAGCGTCAATCTTCAACCTTGATTTCATTTTGGAGATGAACGCCCCGGCCCCGTTCGGTGACTGTTTCAGGGTGGCGTTGGAGACGTGACGCATGAGGAGTTTGTCGCCATCGTGGGTGAACCCCCGGTCCATGACGGCCCCGTAGAACGAGGCGCAGGCGGGGACCATGCGGGTGGGGGTGTTGGGGAAACGGAGCACCCGGTCTTGGCCGTACCGTTCCGCCCACTGATCCAACTGTGTCGGCCACCACGACGGATCCGCATACATTCTCGCCACTTCGTAGGTGTTGAAACAGTGTTCGACGGCGGCGATCACTTCGCCGGTGGGGACCACCCAATCCGCCTCCGCATCATACGGACGTTCCCACACCCCGACCGTGACCATGTGCGGCACCTCCTCCACCGTCGCCATAATCAGTGCGGTGGCGTCCTTGGAATATGAACCGTCGAAGCCGAGCACGACTTCGGCGCCGGGGAGAATGACCCGGCCCTGCCGGAGTGATTCGAAGGAGCCTCCCGGCATCCAGGCGATGTCGGTGGCGACCCACTGGTTACATCGTTTGGTCCGGAACTCCGCCTCCGGGGTGCGGGCCACCGCCGACTCGAAGTCTTCCGGGTCCAACAGGTCACCGAACCCCGGATTGCTCTTGCGCCACGTGCCCACGTCTTTGTAGTCGGCGTTCTGTGGGGCTTCGTACCAGCAGAAGTAGAAGGCGGGGTCCTCGACCTCGCCGGCCACCACCCGTTTGCCATGCTGGTACAGGCGATAACAGGTGGAGTCCCGGCCGGTCTGGTCGGAGCGGACGCCGGCGGTGGTGATCGCCACCACCAGCGGATCAACCCTGGCACCGGAGCCGAGGTTCATGACGTTCCACAGTTCGTCGGTGGGGGCGGCGTGCAACTCGTCATACACGACCAGGGTGGGGGACAAGCCTTCTTTGGTGAACGCTTCGGACGAGAGGACCCGGTAGACGGAGCCGGTGGCTTTGACTTCGATTGCGTCCCGATACAGTTTCGCAACCGCCGAGAGTTCGGGTTCTAGTTCGATCATGCGTCTGGCGACCCCGAACACGATCCTTGCCTGTTCCCGGTCCGCCGCACACGAATACACTTCGGCCCCTTCAGCGGCGAGGAACAGGCCATGCAATGCGATCCCGGAGCCGAGGGCGGATTTGCCGTTCTTGCGGGGCAGACCGATGAGCCCGACCCGGTGTTTGCGGCGGCCGTCGGCCCGGCGGGCGAACAGGCCGTCCAGGATGTGCCGCTGCCACGGTCGCAGGATGAGCCGGTCGCCGGCACCGGACGCTACGGTGTCTTTCGTGGAGTGGCAGAACGTTTCTACGAAGATGGCGACTTCGGCGCCGTCACCCCGCGCGGCCTCCTGCTTCGACACTTTCGACACGTAGCGGGGCCGGGCAACCGCCAGACCGGTCACGTGGCGACCGTGACCTTCGGGTATTCCTCTCCGAGCCGGAGCGCCGCCAGTGCCTCTTGTGCTTCGGCGATGAAACGTTCCAGTTCGGAGACAGCCTCAGCCTGAGTCGCTACAAACTTGGACCAGTCGGAACCGGCGATGGTCCATGCGTCGCACTGATGCGGTAGATAAACGTGCCACCCGCCAGAATGCCGGTGCGCCGTCACCCCGAACGGTTCAAGATCCAACATGTTTGTGCTGCTCCCGGGTCATTTCTTACGGTTCTGCTGCATCTGCTCTAGCTTACTGATCGCTTTCACCTCGGCCAGCCCCAACCGACTCCTGGCCGTCGGCGTGAACCCCAACTCCGACAACAACGACGTGGCAACCTTGATCGCCTCGAGCCGGTCCCGGATCGACCCCGCCGTAGTGGCATCCTCCACCGCCCGCAACGCCTCCCGCAACAGGGCAACCTGGATACCGTCCGACTCCGCCAACCACGACAGCCCAGCCGCCAGGACCCGTTCCAACGCAGCATCCGGCGGCAAATCCCACGCCGATGCAGGCAGGGCAGGCACCGGCGCCAAATTACCGCCACCCGGCAACGGACGACGCTGAGGATTCCCCAACCTCTTACGCTCCTCCAACGGCATCGGCTTCGGACCCCTAACCATCACCCCATCCTAGGACGGCCCTAGCCGAGACCGAATGGCTTCCAGGTCTCGGCGTCCGGTCTTAGTGAGGGCTTTTGCGTAGAGATGTTTGGCTGTCCGGGGGATTCGGGCCACATTGACCCCTCTATCTGTGAGAGCTGTCAAAGAACGGGTGCCATACAATTGAGATACCTGGCGGGTGTGCATTGGGATGCCGTTGATCGCCAACCTAGGGGCTATTTGGCGCAACCCTATGTAGTCCCAGGACGCCGCCCGGTAGATGCCTCCATGATGATTCTGTCCAGTGTCAGCATACGATATGACTAAATCGGCCATCTTGTGCTGCTTCAAGATGTGCAGACCGGCTGCAATCAGCCCGGTTAGCGGTGGGCGGCCCGGTTCTTCGTCTCGAACCAGACGCATCAGTTCAAGGGTGGTTCCCTCGGTGTTGATGCTGCTTGCTGGATGCCCGAAGTAGCAGGCTGCCCACGCTGGCCCCGAGTCGCCGAACAGGCCGCCGTCCTCGTGCCACGTCACCACCAGCACCACCCCAGCCATCCTCGGGTTATGCGAGTAG